TTGTTGGTACATTGAATGGCGCTATGCGTGTGTTTGTAAACTCTTATGCTAGTGATACAGCTTCTGTATTGGTTGGTTATAAGGGCACAAGCGAAGCTGATGCCGCAGCGTTCTATTGCCCATACATTCCGTTGATGAGCAGTGGCGTTGTGCTTGACCCAGCTACGTTTGAACCAGTTGTTGGCTTTATGACACGTTACGGTTATGTCGAATTGACAAACACTGCATCGTCTCTAGGTAATGCCGGCGACTATTTGGGTGAAATTGCAGTATCAAACTTAACTTTCTCTTAATCGAAAAGTTAAACCCAAGAAGTAAAAGCAAAGCAAATACAGAAGCCCCAGCAATGGGGCTTTTGTTTTGATATAAATAATATTATGAATGCTGACATCCTTATACCGTTTTCAGACTTGCTGGAACAAATTGCTGACCTACCCAGAATTGTCAAAGGTGATATTGTTGAGTGGGGATACAATCAAATTCCAGCTGGCACAGGAACAGTGACTGGTTGGTCAGGATCGGCTATCAATCATATCAACCGTAATCAGTTAGAGTATGCATTAACCGTCAAATCTAACGATGGTGCCAGACATACTATACCATATCGTCAACTGCCAAAAGAATATACTGGCGGTGGATACTACATTAAAAAAATTGGATAACTTATTTGTGGTAAACTTTTCTCATTAATTGAGAATGTTCTTTGACCAAATATTGATATACTTTTTCGCGTATCGCCACAGGTAAATATTTTTCCAATACTTTATAATATAACTGTGCAAAGTTTGCACCATGTTGACTGGGCCCAATGGCATGAACCAATTCATGAACTAATGTTACAACATTTCGTTGACCAGGGCATAGTTCTATCAAACTATATCCCATGGTATAGCTTAATGGATAACCCAGCTCTAATGTGCCTGGGCCAAATCTAATCTCAGGAAGTTTTCTACTTCCATGATAAAATTCAGCCCAGATTTTTTTAGCAAGCCGTTGCAATGAACCAAGATCACGTGGTTTGTTTAACTTCTCTATAGTTTCTAAATAAGTTTTTTCATAACCATAAATTCGTCGAGTCATTACACCACGGCGTGCCCCCAATTGCCTGACACGTTGTGATTCACGTTCTCGTTTTGTGGTCTCAGTTACCCGCATATCAGCCTATCATTTTTCCATACGTTGTTGGTCCCACAATACCGTCAGCAGTTAACCCATGATCTGCCTGCCACTTTTTAACAGCGGCTTCAGTTCCTGGACCAAATGCACCGTCAGCATTTAACCCCAACTTGGCCTGTATAGCGGCAACAGCATCGCCACGACTTCCCACACGTAAGTTTTCGGTCAATACCGGAGTAGTTTGCTCAGGTACTTTGCCACCAAATACAGCCATGGCAGTATCATAATGTTTTTTACGATCATCCAATCCAATAGTACCACCGTTGACACGTTTGGTCATAGTAACGATATCACCACGATCAGCAATTTCATTTAATCCGTTCTTTTTCCAAAACCAACAAGCAGTACTCAGTGCGGCTTCCTTGTCGGTAGTAACTAGATCAGGACTTTCTACTAGACGTAAATCACCATATACTGATTTACTACAAGCAGTATAGTTATCTTTGCCAGTCAATTGAATTGGTCCACGACCGCGGAATTTATAGCCTTCCTTACTGGCTTCATTTCCATTACCCATTCTGTCGCCATAAACACGACTGGCAATTTTTTCTGGTTGCTTGGCATAATCAGCAGGATTAACTGATGTAAAATACCTAGGGAAAATCTTAGTTAATCCGTCAGCAGTATAATACAAGTTTTCCTGTAGTACTGTAAAGTCATTACTTTCATGAGCACATTGCGCTAAAAATCCAGCTACACGTAGTTCTGAATCTATCTCAAATTTTGGTAAAACATCGCACATAGCAGTATACCATCCAGCTACGTCTTTGTTATGTGTCAACACTTTAGCTAATTGATCTTGAGTGAAATTAAATTTCATAGTGAGTCTCCGTTTGTTTAAATATTTATATGGAAATTGACTTACTAAACGTAACTATAACTAACATGGAACACTGGTATAATGTACGACAAAGCCTACTTCATTTCGGTAACAAATACCCACAATATCATCGCGATTTCCATAGATTACTGGCTAATATTGACAGTATAATGCTTGAAAGCAGTAAAATTTTAATGCGTATACGTCGACGTCCCAGTGACGCTGGCCAAACATCATATAATGAAAAAATACAACAAGCCAACGACGTGTTAAGTTTTGCTCAGCAACACTTATTGCTTATGATACTGGCTAATCAAGATTTTGCATAAATAAGTTGTCCACTGAATAGGTTAGCGGATTTATGCGGCGACCACCGCGTATGACCTAAAACGTCACATTTAAGGAGAAAACAAATGGCAAGAAGTCTAAATAAAAAGTATTTTGGTAACCGTAACATCGGTTCCACAAGCGTAACAACTGATGATGGTATTGGTGGTAACGGCATTGCCAGTGTAACAATCGGCGGAAGCTGGGCTAATTTCACTCAAGCTACCTCAACAGTAACTTTTAGTGCTCCACAACTGCCAGGCGGTGTAACAGCTACTGGTACTGTGACAATTACAGCAGGTGCACCAACACTAGTCACAATGACAGAAAAAGGTTCTGGATACACAGCATTGCCAACAGTTACTATTGCTGACAGCGATGGGGGTGCAGAAACAACCGGAACAGCAACAGCAGTATTTGAAGTTGATAGCGGTACCGTCGGTTCAGCTACTTATGAAGAAAATGCAATTACTGCTTATGCTTATGTAACTGGCGGAAGTCGCAAAGTTGCTGATATAATTAAGCAAGTATCTGGTACACGTTATAAAGTAAAAACAGCAGACGGCACAATGATTTGCAAACTGAAAAGTTCAGCAAGTTCAGCAGCCGGTGAAATGGAAATTGTAGCAACAGATGCATCAAGCGGTACTTACTATGTAACCAAGTTAACAGCCCACAAAGCTACGTTGACTCGTGGTACTGGTACAGTTTATGTCACTGATGTAGCTACACCCTGGACATTTGGTACAGCAGATGCTACGTATTGCAAAATACCAAACGCTTAATTGATTTTTAATTAAGATTAAAGCCCTGGGTAAATACCAGGGCTTTTTAATCACTATATGACACTGACATTTGTATTAGGCAACGGAGTATCCAGACAGCCGATTGAATTAACTACATTACGTAAGTATGGAAAAATTTACGGATGTAACGCACTCTATCGACATTTTACACCAGATGTATTGGTAGCAACAGATCCAGGTATCAGTACAGAGATACAAAAGTCCGGGTATGCGCTAAAACATAAATTTTATACCAGAAAACCACTACCCAGAATGGGTGCTAATCCCATTGTGTATAACTATACATATAGCAGTGGTCCGATAGCATTAACGTATGCCAGTAAATCTGATCCACATACTATCTATATGTTGGGGTTTGATCTTTGTGGCGTAAACAGCAAATTTAACAATGTTTATGCAGATACGGAATTTTACAAGAAGTCGAATGATGGTCCAACCTATTTTGGTAGTTGGATAGAACAAATTACAGAAGTAGTAAGATCACACCCCAAACACCAATATATACGTGTAATTGCAGATAATGTAATAATTCCAGGAGAATTTCACACATTGAAAAATTTATCACATATACCGATAACCCAATTTTGTTCCGACTATAAATAGTTAAGTAGGTAAAAATATAAGGTCACATAACGAATGTCTGTTCCAGTTTGGTCCACTCCGTCTGGTAGTTTAGGTACAGTATCAGAGCTTAATTTCTTCGCGTTAGGGTTAGAAGCCTACGACAGCGTTGATCCATCACGTCCACTTTCCTTTGAATTGGTCGCAGGTACCCCGCCATCAGGAGTCCACATTGACAGTTATGGAACTATTGCTGGATCACCTGACACTATCTTACGTGAAACTGATACAAACGATAGTATAGCTAGGATTAGGTTTAAACAAATTACAAGTAAATTTGCTGTTAGAGCTAGAGTAGCTGATTACTACGAAACATTTACCAGCAATGGTAATGCAACACGTACTCAGTTTATATTGACGCAACCTATTACTTTTGACATTACTCGTGTGTTAGCAGTAATAAATGATAACGCAATAATAACAACTAGATTTAAAAAATCGTCAACAGGAGTAGTAACTGTTACATTAAATCGTGCATTGGCCGCGGCTGGAGAAACATTAGTAATTTCATTGTATCAAGCAGGTGCCGCAGTAGCAGATAGAACATTTAGCATGACCATTGTGGGATCAAACCCACCGAAAATTTTAAAGTTTGATCCTCTGGGCACATACTTTGATGGCCAATATGTAGATATTGATATCACTGCATTGGATTTAGATATAGAAGATACAATAACTTGGTCCTTGTCTGCCGGACAATTACCAGATGGTGTAACACTAGATAAACATACTGGTAAAATCAGTGGGTTTATTCGTCCTTACTATGTGACAGATGCGGTACGAACAGAAATTAATAATTTGGGTTTTGACGATGAACAGTTTGATGGTCGCACATACGATAATGATGCACCAACAGTAACCACTTATCCAATCTTGTCTCCCAGCACAGACATATATTCTAACTATCAATTTACTATTACAGTCAGTGATGGAAACAAAGAAAATGCAAAGAGCTATAATTTAAGAGTAATCTCTAGTAGCGATATAAAAGTTTCATCAGATCAAATTAGTGTTGATGATAATACCTTTACTGTGGATAGTAAAGTTACTTATAGTCCTCTTATGAAGACCGAGATTGGTGAGATTGGGCCAGTATTGCATGATAACAACTTTATGTACAAGTTTGATGCGATAGACTACAATGGTGATACGATTGAGTATTTTGAAGATAACTCTTCAGAGACAGGATTTGATAATTCATTTGATGGGGCGGCATACGATATTGGTAGCATAGGATTGCCAACATCTGCACGTGATGGTTTTGATTTAACGTTGGATGCAGATACTGGTTGGATTCAAGGAACTATACCTGTATTACCTGACCTTGAAACAACATACAAGTTTAATATTAGAGCAAGAAAAAAAGATGTACTCGCTACTAATCCAGCAACAGGTGAGCAAACGTATTATAAAAGTCGCCGCAAGCAATTTCAACTTACAATATCTGGACAAGAAAGTGTTGGGGTGGTTTGGGATACCCCAGCAAACTTGGGGTCTATGGATAATGGTGCAGTTAGTGAATTAGAAATATCTGCCACCGCACAAACCAGCAATACAATATATTATGAATTACTAGACGGGAGTCACAGTCGTTTACCACAAGGATTGAAATTATTAGACAACGGATTGTTAATTGGTCGCACCACATTCAGTACATTTGAGTGTGATGCTGGTACAACAACGTTTGATAAAAAGAATTTTTACATTTCAGAAACTACTATAGATCGTACTTATAGTTTTACAGTTAGAGCTTATGATGTTAATATAAAAACTCCTACTATTATATCACACACCATTACTAATATTACATCTGCTGGTGTTGCAACAGTAACATCAGACACTTATACCAAAGGTCAAATATTTAATATAACAGCAATGGGGACTACAGTAACTGGATTTCCAATTGGTACATATTATGTTATCCCTTATATAGACAATAGTGGGTCACCTTATTATACTGAGAGAGTAACTGGAACATCCATTATGTTAGCTAGTACATATGCTAATGCAATGGCGCAACCTCCAGTACCTATTTCTGGAGTATCTACTTCTGCAATTGCATCCAGCACTGTATTAGTGACACCGAACATTACATTTATAAACACAGATGGTGTTGCTACGGTTACTTACAATACATATTTGCGTGGGCAAGCATTTCATGTCACCTCTAGAACATTGGGTACGGCAGTGGGTTTTGCCGTTGGGACATATTATGTAATAGATGATGTAACCGGCACCCGTATTACATTAGCTAGCTCGTATATTAATGCAATGAACAATACGCCAATCTCAACAGTTACCGCAAGTGGAACCATTACTGCCAGTAGCGTTATCATCAAGTCAATTTACCACACTGTTAATACTACCAAAACATTTACTTTGGCTTTGAAAAAAGCATTTGTAAAACCTTACGAGAATTTGTATATAGCGGCTCGGTTACCCAAAGCAGATCGATTGTCATTATCTAGCTACTTGGAAGATACTGCAATTATACCCACTGCTAATTTATATAGACCAGAAGATAGTAACTTTGGATTAGCTAAAGACCTGCGACTATTAATGGCAAACGGAGTTAATCCTGCATCAGCGGCAGACTACGTTGGGGTTATATCCAAAGCCCATTATAACAAACAACTTTACTTTGGCAAAGCTAAAACAGCCAGAGTATTAAACAATGATAACTCAGTTAGATACGAGATAGTATACTTAGATGTATTGGATGATTTGCAAAATAGCGAAGGTATTAACGTAACTCCAGCTATTGATGTAACGGACAACAAAATTCCGTTTTCAGCCGATATGGATTCGATTGACGTCGCTACAACTGTTACCACTGACGGCGTTAACTCGTTATATCCCAATAATCTTGCTAACATGAGAAGATTTATTACTAGAACATTGGGCCAAGTAAACAAAGCATTGCCAGACTGGATGACCGACATGCAAGAGGATGGTAGAGTGTTGGGATTTACTACTGGGTGCGTGTTGGCTTATGTTGTTCCAGGCACTGCTAAGAAAATTGCATATCGACTTAATAACAGCGATCTAAATTTTAACAATTTACATGTGGTTGCGGATAGATATGTCTGGGATAATAATCTTACTAGAAATTATAATAAGACAGATGAAAAATTCCTTGCAAACGAACTTACTACCTTTGACTTATACACTGAGAAATATGTACCAAGCACAGTGTCTAATATGGGTGCTGGTGCTGAATTTATTGTGGTTAGTCGTGACAATCTCAAGTATAAAGAAGTTAATATTGTTGATGGCGGGAACGAATATCGAGTTGGTGATCAAATTACTATTCCAGGATCTAATTTAAGTGGTGTTGATTTTGTCAACGACGCATTAATAACGGTTACCGAAGTTTATAATAAAAAGTTAATACGCGATTGGAAACCACACACTACATATATGTATGGCGAACCAGACATCAAATACAACAACAAGGTATATAGAATTAGACATAATTTTACTAGTGGTGATACATTTACTGAAATGACCGGTGTGACCACAATAAGTGGTACCGCAGAAACATTGGGTAAGTTAAGAGATGTAACACCACTAAGTGGTACTGCAATTAACGTGGGTAGACCTGACGCAATTACATTAGTGGGTGGAACAGCTATTCCTGCACCTTTACAAACTGGGGCACCGGTACCAACAATTGCAGTAACTGGCACCGGTGCAGGATTGACAATTAATATAAGCAAACTTGGAACTGGCGTAGCATATACTGAATCAAATACATCAGTAAGTATAGCGGCATTGGGTGGCGGATACCGTCCAGCTGATTTAGTTAAAGTGTCAGGTGCGGTGTTGGGTGGTACATCACCAGCAAATGATTTAATAATTCGTGTAACCGATATACAAGTCACTATTTACACATCAATCCCTACGCTAACTTTAACCGGAAGTGGTGTTGGGGCAACAGTAACAGTAGTCAAATTGGGATCGGACACTACATATACACCAGATAATATTAGTATTAGTGTTGAAACATTGGGTATTGGTTATACTGCTGGTGATACCTTAAAAGTATTAGGGACTTACTTGGGCGGAACTACTCCCACTAATGATTTAGTATTTACGGTATTGCCTACCGAATCATTAACTTATTCATCAGTAAATACTGTAACAATGACTGGTATAGGAACCGGCGCAAAAGTAACTGTAACTAAATCAGGGCCACCAATACTAACAGCAGTACAAGCAACCAGCATTGCTGGAACATTTAGTTGTTCTGATGCTATCCTTGAAGTAAATCAGACAGTAACAATATCAGGTACTATGAGCAGTAGCCCAACAATACCGTTGGTGCAAATTACAGGCACAGCAGGAACGTTTAGTTGCACCAACACTACATTGGCAGTTGGACAATCTATAAAAATTTCAGGAAATGCATCCAATGTGGCAACCGCACCGCTAACCTCAGTACAAATTACCAGTACACGTGGAACCTTTAGTTGTACGCCATTAGCATCACTTACTTCGCTTTATGTGGGTCAAGAGATAACGATATCAGATGCGTTGGCTGGAACTGGTAGTATTGCAGAATACATCAACCCACCAGCAACGTATTATATTATAGCAACTGATGGGCATTCAACATTTACATTGTCAACTTCGCCTGATCCAACCAGTACACCATTAACCACTGTGGCAGGGACAACTACTGGCGCAACGTTTACTATTAAGTATGGTCTGCCACCAATAGCTGGATATGTTTCTCCAACTACATATTATATTACCGCAACAAATGGTATTAACACATTTACATTAAGTGAGCAGATTAATGGATTGCCGATAATAACTAATTCAGGAACACCCACAGGTTGGACCTATACACATAATATAATTTCAGATTATTCTAATCCAACCACATATTATATTACAAACACTGATGGTAAAAACGTGTTTACTTTAAGCAAGAGCAGGGGTGGTTCACCAATAGTAACTATGAAAGGTACTCCATCTGGATTGATCTTCTCGGGTACTGGAACAAGTTATACTCGAGCAAATACAGTTATTGATATTACAGTACCAGGGAAAGACTACTTTACTGGTGATATTATCAAGGTGCTGGGTACAGAATTAGGTGGAACCAGCCCAGCTAACGATTTAACATTTACTGCGGTTGCGAGATATATGCAACCATACGATGATGGCAGCACCATTGCATTGCGACTGTCAACCAATAGCGGGATTACAGTATTAGATCAACAAATAGTAGACGGCAGAATCTTGTCAGCAACCGTATCTGGCCTTAGCGTAGCAAATGGTGTATATGGATCGACTGGGTCACCAAAATCTGGCAGAACTGAAGTACAAGGCAGAAGTTTTATATATGCAGATGGTGCGGACTTTGTAGAACCATTGCTAGCACCAGATGGGATTACACTGGAATACCCATATAATCCGCGTGTGGCTGATCCAGAAAGTCGACAAAAAGGCACAATAACTACGTTTGACGGCAACAGTATGCAATTCTTTGCAAATAAAGATGCTTACGCAACACAAGACCAAGGGGATGCATATTTGAAGTGGCCCAAAATGAATATTTTTCATATGCAGAGATTAAGTTAGAACACTTATTTTAAAGTAATAAATAAACATATAGATTGGAGAATACAGTATGGCATCGAACATAAACGCAAATAACATTGATGGCGCATTTCCTGTCGCAGGGCAAGACAATGACAGTCAAGGATTCAGGGATAATTTCACTAACGCAAAAAATAACTTTAGTTACGCCAAAAGCGAAATTGAAGATTTGCAGAGCAAAGTATTGCTGAAGTCTGCGCTAAATGGTGATATACTCAGCAACTCACTTAGTGATACGGTGTTGTCCGGTGCTCAGGTGTTGGACTTTAGCGAAACCAGAGTAGCATTGGGTACAACCAGCGGAACAGTCACCTTAGATCATACTCTTGGCCATTATCAAACAGTTACCACTAACGGCAACGTTACATTGGCATTTTCAAATTTGCCACCAGCAGGACAGTTGGGTAGAATTAGATTAGCTATTACTACCGATGCGTCTAGTCGCACATTGACATTACCAGCGGCAGTTAGCCGAGGACTTACTACAGTACAGGGTATATCTGGCCAAGTAATTACCTTTCCGGCCGGTACCAATACCTACACGTATGAGTTTACTACGGACGATGCAGGTACAACAGTTACCGTCCGTGACTTAAGTGTGCCAGCATTAGGATATTCGATTGGTGGCGGAGCAATAACTCAAATTACATCACGTACAACTGGTGTGACACTCAATAAATCTTCTGGAACAATTACGTTATTTTCAGCGGCCGGTTCAACTTCGTATCAAACGTTTACTGTGACAAATAGTTTTGTTGCGGCAAATGATGTTATCGTAATTAACCAACAGTCTGGAACAGACAAGATGGCAATGTTTGTTACTGCGGTGGCGGCTGGTAGCTTTAACATTACGTTTGCAACAACAACTGGCACTACTACTGAGCAACCAGTAATTAATTTTGCGGTAGTTAAAGCCGTCGCTGCATAATGCATCCCTTGGTTGGTACACTAACTGAGTTATCAGATAAAGAACTATCTGATAAAATAATAGACCTAGAAAGGAAGATGATGATGGCATATAGAGTCATGCCATCATCGATCCACCAATTTTCCATGATCATGGAAGATTACAAATCAGAACGCCAAACTAGACTATCCAAAGAATTTGACAAGTTATCAAAACAAACTGGTAGTGACCTTAATAAATTGATTGACGTTAAATAATTTGACTTATTGATACGTTAAGTATATTATAGTAAGATGAATCTAGATCATCTTTATAGACCCAGCTTTACATCAGACGAATTGGTAGAAGAACTCTACCTAGATCCTGGTCTAGATTTAACAAACATCGAGGTAAATGACGACTCAGACAATATATTTCATTATGCTGTGTCTGAATTGTATTTAGAAGACTACCCCACACCATTTAAGTTTCTTCAGTCAATGGAAGATCCAACAGCGGTTCATAAGAAGCTTCAAACCAAATGGGCAATACCTACTGAATACAAAAAGTTAGATATAGTATCCTATGTATTAAACACTAGTCAATCCCAAACTGAATATGCCAGACTCAGTGAGGAATTAGAACAATATGATGCTCGTGATATGTTGCCATTGCTATGCTACATGAAATTTCTAGTTGATACTATGCGTAAACATAAACTGGTGTGGGGAGTGGGTCGTGGTAGTAGTGTAGCCAGTTACGTCTTATATAAAATTGGTATACATCGAATTGACAGTTTGAAGTACAATTTAGACTGGCATGAGTTTTTGCGTTAAATACAGTATATAACTACAAAGGAGTTTAATATGGCTAAGAAACTTTATAAAACTGCATTGGGTCAAACAATTGACATGGATGCTGTTCAGAATCTCAATGCAGAGGTAATTGCAGTGGGCAATATGAATGTAAATGCTCGTGGTGATGAACTGGGACCTGGCGGTAAAATTGTCAGAACTAGGAATGAGGTTATGAAAGAACATTACAAAAAACTTCATACTATGGTTCCACAAGATCCAGCTAAACCAGCACCTGACGCAATAGAGGATCAAAACGGCGGGGTTAAGTAATGGCAATTAATGCGTGGAAAGTTAAATCAATTCGTCCACTTAATGATCATATCATTGTAGCTGAAATGAATTTCAGTGAACGTAAGACACAGTCAGGATTGTATATCATGAGTGATGATATGAAATCAACAGGAATTAGGCCACGTTGGGGTAAAGTACATGCAGTTGGTCCTGAACAGAAAGATGTATCAGTTGGTCAATGGGTATGTGTAACGCATGGACGTTGGACTCGTGGTGTCAAAATTCAATACGAAGATGGAAAAGAATTTACCATTCGTCGCATAGACAATAATGACTTACTGTTAGTAACTGATGAAGAACCTTCTGACGAAACACTTGTAGAATAGATTTGTTTATAGTATACTAACTTTTCAATTAACTAGAAGGTATCCAATGGCAAATACATTGTGGGTAGAAGCATATAGACCAAAGACAGTAGAAGATTACGTTTGGCAAAATGGTAGTCAACGTAATACAGTGATGGGGTGGATCGAACAAAAGGCCATTCCACATCTATTGTTTAGTGGTAGTCCAGGTACTGGCAAAACTACATTAGCTAAAATATTGATCAACCAGTTGGGTATTAGTAATTATGACCTTTTGGAAATTAATGCCAGTCGCGACAACAGTGTAGAGAATGTTCGTAATGTAGTAACTGGGTTTGTTAGTACAATGCCGTTTGGTGATTACAAAATTGTGTTGTTGGATGAGGCGGATTACCTAAGTCACAATGCACAATCAGTTATGCGTGGGTTGATGGAAACTTACAGCGAATCTGCTCGTTTTATCTTAACTTGCAATTATCCAAACAAAATTTTGCCAGCATTGCATAGTCGTTGCCAGGGATTTCATATTGACAATGTTGATGAAACTGAATTTACAGCCAGAATTGCCAACATCTTGATTCAAGAAAGTGTAGAATTTGACATTGATGTTTTGGATAGCTATGTCAAAGCCACCTATCCAGATTTGCGTAAATGCATTAACCTAGTTCAGCTTAATAGCCACGGCAAGGTTTTGGTTATGCCGGATTCCAAAAGTGCAAGTACATCCGACTTTAAGCTAGATGCAGTAAATCTGTTTAAACAAGGCAAGGTGCGTGAAGCTAGAGAATTAATTTGTTCTCAGATCAGAACTGACGAAATTGAAGAACTGTTTCGTTGGTCATACGATAATTTGGGGTTGTGGAGTAAAACAGAGGCTGGCCAAGACAAGGCAATTTTGGTTATTAGAACTGGCCTAGTAAACCATGCACTGGTGGCTGATCCAGAAATTAACTTGAGTGCGACATTAGTAGAACTGTCACAAATTGATCAATAAGGAATTTATGAAAACTAAAAAAATGTATGTAGTAGCAACGTATTTCCGTGTTCCAAAAGAAGGTGCCAATTCTTCTAGAAAAAACTTTGGCAAAGATGATGCAAATTGGGCATTCAACGAATCAGTCCAAGTTACCACTGGTTTGAAAAAGCGTGATATAACCATGGCCAATATTATTTTAAATGTCACTGATAAACAAGTGGAAAAATGCAATATGCGGCAAGGGGTAGGATACGATGAGCTTTATTCCTACTTCAAAACCAATTATCCCAAATATTTTCAACATATTGACGTTTTGACCACAGAACCCGATCAAAATAAAACTACTCTTTTGGTCGCACCAGCAGAAACAACACCCGCCAACCTGGTTGGTCAGAACGTTTGACATTTTCGGCATTTGGCACTATACTGGCATTGTAAGTTAATTTTTCAACTACTATGCAAGGTGTCATATGCTTAATTTTGTTGTAGGAATAATACTTGGTATCACCGTAGCCACTGTGGGATTTAGTGGTGTCTCCAACCTTTTAGATCGTGGTGTCGATTCGACCAAAACGATTATAAAAGAAAACGTTCGTTAATTTCTAAGGATCAAAAATGAAATCGTATATTGCTATTCTAAGTGCGGTACTTCTGACCACATCTGGTTGTAGTATGTTGCAAAAAGCACCATCACCAGGCAATCAACCACCATCTGATGCCGCAGTGCCTGTTAAAGATCAACGGCTAAGTACAGATTTTAAACGTGAAGGTATTCGGGTGCATTACACCTTGCTGGGTGAAGTAAGTAAAATTGAAGCCTTTGGCTATGCTGATGTTTGGAAACGCGGCTATGAAGTAGCGGCCGAAGCAGATGCCAAAGACAAGCTAATTAAGTTTCTACGTGGTGAAAGTGTAAGTTCAGAACGTAAAACTAAAATTATTGCCAAGAGTTTGGAACGGTCACAAGACAACACTCTTAACAAGTATCGCACAGTTGACGGTTCATTGAACTCAGTTGCTGAAGATATTGAAAAGGAAGAGCTCAAAGCCAATATCAAACCCAGTGAAGATGAAAATTCTCGCACTAACTCAGCTCTACGTAAAGCCAGCACCAATACAGCACAGGAAGTATCCAATACGATTACTGTGACTGCATCAGGTCGGCTGACTGCTATATACAAAGAGAAGAGTGGTGTTCTGGAAGATGGTAAGGTATATACCGCAGTATATGTTTGGACCCCTAAAGACCAAGCCACTGCTCGGTTTATTACTAATACAATGGATGGCCGGTAATCATGTGGCGTTGCTTAATTGCAACGTCCTTGATTTTTGCACTTAGTATAACCACACCGCAGGCACAAACCAGACTGGATCCAATAGAGCTTATATTACCTGGACCGTTGAGTGTGGTTGTGGCTGTGGGTAGATGGATAGTAAACCTTAGTAACAAACAAAAGGTTTATGTAATTACAGTGCAATGTCAAGGTAACACCGAGTCGCAAGCTCGACAAAATTGTTTTCAATTGGCTATTGAACAAGCCGTTGGGTCGTTATTACTAAGTGAAACTCATGTACGTGATGGCGGGATGGTTCGCCGTGACATATATGATTATAGTTCAGGCTATATAGACAATTTTAAGGTATTGACCAAGCAAACACACGACGATCAAGTGGTGCTTACTATGGAAGTAACTGTGGCTGGGTCACGTATTGCTGATCGTATTGTAACTAAAGCTAGTGATACCGCTACAATTAATGGTGAACAGTTAGCCACCGCTACTACTACGTTTTTAGAACAACAAAGAAAAGGTACACAGGTAATTGCCACAGTAGCTAAAGATTTTACGGCACAAGCATTTAACATCAAAGTAATCAAGATGGACATCATGCAAACATCTGCCCGCGGAGTTGATGTGCGGCTGGAATACGATATGTCTTGGAATTGGAAATACTTTCAAAGTTTAAATGAAGTGTTAAAAGTAACGGCTGACGATGTTTCAGATTCTGATCCATTGATATTTAAAGTTGTTGCCAATATGAAAAATCCAGATCAATTTATGTTTGGCACTATGTATAAACATAATTTTAGGGATGCCGCAAAATTTGCAGTATTAGAGCAACACATGGTTAAAGTAAAACCTGCATTACGAGTTGACATTCTCGATGATAATACCCTGTTGGTACATAGACAGTGCTGGGGTATGTCAGAAGAATTTTATATGTTTTCAAATGCATCAAGACATCCAACATTGTTTATTAATGGTAACTTTGTTGATCACCGGTTTGTTGAAATACCCAACGTCAATCCTGCACTGTTGCCTAGATATCGCCGAGCAACAATGTCGGTTGTGCCAGCCAAACAATGTAAACTAGTATAGGTTATTCAAAATGACTCTCAATGAGGTTACTGCAATATGTGTTGCCGCTTATCGATTTAATAATTATTCCTTTGTTAGCGACGGGTTTGTGCGTGGTAAACTTACCAGTACTGAAGAACCCCCTGATATTGTTTACAGTAATAAAACCCTAGTAGCCAAATATTTAGGAATTAGTGGTGAAGAAGCACCATTACTTACTGTTACCAAAGAAGATACAACACAGGCACAAGAAATGACCGATGCTATTGTTAATGATAACCTTTTAGCAATTCTCAAAGGCGAGCAAATTCGAGGGTTTAGGCACAGTTTAGTGACCTTGTTGAGTAAAGAATCAGTAACCGACAAAGAGTTACTCCGTAGTATTAATATGTTAGTATATGTGCCAACATCAGCCGCGGGTATTAAAGCAAAACAAGCTAAAGAATTAAAATCTCATGAGTTTATTAACAGTCGATGGATTGGTCATATCAAAGACAAGGTTGTCTGCCAGATAACAATTCACAAGGCTATGTTAAGCCAAAAGTATAGTTGTTATTTCATTACTGCATATACTGCCGAAAACAATGTGATCAGATTTAGTAGTCAATCTGAATGGATTGAAGGCAACACTTACCAGATTCGTGGACGAATCAAAGGTAATGAAATAAATTCTTGGAAGGGCGAACCGGAGTACGCCCTTACCAAATTATCACACGTTAAGCTAGTTCTCGATAAATCCTGAGCACCTCCTTTACTGCTGGGTGTCTTTGAATATCTTTGCCAGCAAACGTAATTCCGCTAACATAATTAGCAGTGCCGTGTTGCTGTAACAATTCCATAAAGTTCATCAACCCATTTTCTGATGCCCGCTTATCAGTTTGATTTAGGTCACCAGTAATAACAATCTTGGAACCATCACTTAAGCGGGTCAGTAACATTTTCAATTGTGAGGGTGTGGCATTTTGCATCTCATCTGCAATAATCCACGAATCCTTAAAGTTTCTGCCTCGCATAAACGCTAGGGGAGATATCTCGATAATTTGTTCATCTATCATTCTAGTGATTTCTTTGGGACTATAATACTCGGATACCACATCGATTATTGGTCTAGTCCACGGTTCCATTTTACTTACTAGATCTCCGGGTAGAAATCCATGTTGCTCGTCTTCCACACTTACTGCTGGTCTAGTTAGAACAAGTTTTTTCACTTGCCCGTCTCGATAAGCCCTAAGCCCAGCCAATACAGCCAGCATTGTTTTTCCTGTACCGGCAGGACCGGCAGCAAAAATTATGGGTTTGGATTGGTCTGTTAATAGGGATATATACGTTTCTTGATTTAAAGTTTTGGGAGTTAAAACTATACTTTTTGTACTCTTTGTTGCTGTTGCATTCCTTTTATTTGTTACATAGTCGTTAAAATTTAATGTGTTATCTGATGCTAGTCTTGGACGCTGTTTGGCTTTTGACAAGAGTGACCTCCATTAAGTTATCACAAAGGTATTTAATTGAGTTTTGTTGTTTCATAAACGTACAGTAAAACCAACAGAAACTAGTATAAATAAAGGGCTGTGTCAGATTTAATTACTAGAATAAAATATCTCCGCATGTATAAATACTATTATGGATAATCCCACTACCCCATTAATTAAACGTGTAATTGAGAACACTCGTCAGATCTCATTGAGTACCACAATGCTCAATCAACTTATGGATTTTGAGCGAGTATTAGATAGTGTTAACCTATATGTGTTTGACAACTGGATCAATGGTGAATTAGTTGAAGGTCCGGTAGTTAAAAAATACTGGACCACATGCAAATTCATGTGGCCATTGCATAAAATGCCCGACCCACGTGGTGGGAAAAAATTATTAAATTACGGATGTAGAGTTACATACGAGAAAAGCAAGTTAGAACACCCAGTCAAAGTTGAGTCGTACGACGACTTTGAATCTGGTACAAAATACCCCAAAATGAAATTGCGGCCAATTTGGATAGTGGAAATTGCCATGCCAAAATCGCTAATGGGCGAAATTAAACGTGGTAGTTTAGATATTGAGGGCGAGGATATTGATCTAAGCGATGTTGAAAAAGCATACGAGAATGATTTAGATGATCAAAGCAATGAAATAGCGGGAATGGAAGGGAATGCCGCACCTGCGGGCCCTCCAGGTGCTCCGTTACTAGCCCCGGGTGCTCCGCCGCAACCTGCACCCCCTGTGGCCTAGGACTTATTATGACAAAACTTACTGAAAGTTTAAAACAACACGACCTAATCAATCTAGTGAGCAATAAAATTCACATTGACGAATACAAGAGCAAAATGGGTAGTGATAATGATGTAATAGTATTGAGCTTCAAAGTCAAAGGAAAAGAGCCGGGATTGGACTTGGTAGATTATATCGAAAAGTCACAACCAAATGTATTAGATGCTGATGTTAGTAGTGGTGAATTAGATGATGGTGAATATTTAGTATTTGTTGAACTGGAACGTCGCCACAGTGCTGTAGAAGATATAATAACGTTAGTAGATGAACTAAAGAATTTAGTAGATATTGATATTGAAGATTTTCAATTTAGATATACCAAAGATGGTGCCTATTCACCACTTACATTCAATGCGTTAAGCAGATCAGTACCATTAACTTCTAGAGAGTACAAATCAAAGTATGGCAAAGAGCCAATTGACGAGATGCGTACAGCCGCAGGACTTCCTATACCCAAGAGTCGTGCTAAAAAAACTAAGTATATGGATGATTTGCAAGTCGCTGCCGGAATAAAATAATATGAATGCCTATGCTGGACTAATCAAAGTGGCAATTATTGCGGCTATACTATTGGCTGCATGGTTTGCAATGGATAGTTTAACTAGTCTCAGGGCTGACTTAGCTATAGCACAGCAAAATACTAAAAAGTTGGAAGATGGTATCAAAGATCAAAAAGTGGCAATTGATCAAATGCAAGCTGAGAATAAACAAATACGTGAAATAAACTCCAGTTTAAACACACAAGTACAATTACAGAATCGTGATGTACAGAATTTACAAGATAAATTTAAAACTGACAACAAAGGCAATCAACGTGATTTTGGTGCAATGGCCACAAAAAATCCCGGTGCTATTGAAAATGCAGTAAACAGAGGGTCACAAAACACTATCAGATGTCTGGAGATTGCCAGCGGTAGTCCATTAACTGAAAAAGAACGTAGTGCTACATTAAAGACAGAAATCAATCCTGAATGTCCAAGCATTGCAAATCCTAAATATGTTCCTAAATAAAATCATCCTTGTAATCAGTATACTAGCACTATCAGGCTGTGCTAGTTTTGATTTTGGATTTGGTAAACCCACTGAAAAGCCTATTATTATTGCTACCAAAGCAGTAGAAAAAACACCGTTGGCATTGGCAGATCCGGCTCCACTACGTTTAAAAGTACCCAAGTGGAAAGTAGTTACACCACAAAACGTTGATGCAATCTGGAAAGATCTGCAAGATAAAAAGGTAGATTTGGTTTTATTTGCATTAACTGACGATGGGTATGAAGAATTAAGCGTAGATATGGCTGAAATACGTAATTTAATTGCAACACAGCGGAGTATCATACTTAAATATAAAGAGTATTATGAGACTTCACAGCAAAAAGAAGCAATAAGTAATAAATAAAATATAGGGAGATTTATAACATGGCAAAATCAGCAATGGAGTTAATGAGAATTTATTCGGATATCGTACGTGAAGCCGAAGAAAAAGAAGTTGGATTTTACAATAAGCATACTGGTAAAACAGACAAGGCTCGCGAAATTACAGGTAAAAGCTATGGCAATCAAAAGCCAGACTTTGCTGATATCGATGATGACGGTGATGAAGATGAAGCAATGAAAAAAGCGGCCAAAGATAAAAAAGCCAAAGCTAAGAAGTAATTTTAAAAATACAAGGAGCTCACCACATGGCGGCGCAACAAGAAGAACATTGGATGCAAAAACTATGGCGCCCAGCAATGGGTTGGACATACATGGCAATTAACATATTTGACTTTATTTTGGCACCAGCATTTGTTCTGTATCTCAGAATGAAGGGTGTACAAGTCGATATGTGGAAAAGTTTGACCTTGGACAACGGCGGATTTATTCACCTAGCCTTTGGTGCAATCTTAGGTGTTAGTGCATATGGTCGTAGTCAAGAAAAGACCAAATCACTAGAAATGAACGGCAACAATATTGACGCCGACGATAAGAAGTAATTAAGTTCAATTAGCGTTGACAGCGGTGTGGGGCTCACGTATAATATGTATGTGAGCCCCATATCATTATGAAAAATCCCTACGAAATATTAGGCATTAAAGCCTCGGCTAGCCCTGAGGAAATTAAGAAAGCCTATCGTAAACTGGCCAGTACACATCACCCAGACAAGGGTGGAGATACGGGCAAATTTCAAGAGATACAAACGGCATACGACATAGTAAGTGACCAGTCTAAACGAGCACAATACGATTCTGGTGGATATCACCAAACTACCGGTCAGCAACAATCAGGTTGGCATAACTTTGGTGGTCCATTTAGCAATGGATTTGGTCCACAGTTTGATGACTTGCGTGACTTTTTTAGTCATGCCTCAGGCGGCGGTGGGGGACAACGAGTACGACCAAATCAAGATATTGCCATAGATCATACTATCTCATTGTATGATAGTTTACATGGCAAAAAAGAAACAATGCAATTTAAGACAGCACGTGGTACATCAACCACAATAGAGATTGTTATACCGCCTTTTGCTACTAACGGACTTAGAATACGATATCCAGAACATGGTGATGACAGATACACTGGCGTAAAGCGTGGAGATTTAGTAGTTAACATTCATCTAGTGTTGCCACCAGGATATTGGCTTGAGCATGGAAATCTATTGTGCAACGATATTGATTTAACAGTGTGGCAAGCAATGACTGGTTCTGAATATGAATTTAACACGTTTGATGGGAAAGTGTTTAATATAAAAATTCCAGCTGGAACACAGCCAGGTACTAGATTTAAGTTAGCGGGCCAGGGAATGATGATTAGTAAAATAAAGCGAGGAGATTTATGTTTAGTAGCAAATATTAAAATACCAGCAATAACACAGCAAGAAAAAGTTGATATTATTACGTCTTTAACCACTAACGAATAAATATTTCTATCATATGATAAACTATAACGCAGATTTGGAAAAAATTATAAACGACGCAGTTGTGCTTGCACAAGATTACAATCACGAATATGTGATGTTAGAGCATCTACTGCTGGCTTTAGTTAAGAACAAGAAATTTAAGGCATTTTTAACTGACTATGGTCTAGATGTGGTCGGGTTAGTTACTGACATTGAGTCTTATCTGGAAAGTTTAGAAAAATCAGCCACAACAGAAAAACCCAAACGTACTAATAGTTTAGAGCGAGTATTTAGCCGGGCCCTTACGCAAGTATTGTTTAGCGGCCGCGGAGAAGTATTGCCGCTTGATGTGTTCCTTAGTATCAGTGTTGAGTCACACAGCCATGCCAGTTACTTTATACAAAAGTATGGAGTTGATAAAGCTAAACTGGTAAAGTTCTTTAATAAAAACTACGGCAAAGCCACCAAGGATGTGTCGGATTCACGAGCAGATAGTATCTTGGATGAATACTGCACCAATGTCAACAAGTTATGTGAAGAAGGAAAGATTGATCCAGTTATTAGTCGTGATGATGAACTAACCGAAATTATTCAAGTACTAGCACGTAAGAATAAGAGTAATGTATTGTTGGTTGGTGATCCAGGAGTAGGCAAAACGGCTATTGTGGAAGGATTGGCATACAACATACTCAAGGGATTTGTGCCGGATTACTTAAAAGACTTTATAGTATACAATTTAGATGTTGGTAGTTTGTTGGCTGGTAGTAAGTATCGTGGTGAGTTTGAAGAAAAACTCAAAGACATACTTACTGCAATGGAAGCGAAAAAGAACTGTATCTTGTTTATCGATGAAGCACATCAAATGAAAGGCGCCGGTGCAGGCAGTCAAAGTAGTGTGGACTTGGCTAACATGTTAAAACCATCCCTGGCTAAAGGTAAAATCAAAGTAGTTGCATCTACCACATGGGAAGAATATACTCAGAGTTTTGAAAAAGATCGTGCGTTAATGCGTCGATTCTATAGGTTGAGTATTGATGAGCCCACAGTAGATACTACCAAGAAAATTTTACGTGGACTAAAATCCAGTTACGAAGAATTTCATGGCGGCAAGATATCAGAAACTGCTATTGATATTGCAGTTGAGTACAGCGACAGATATATTCGTGATAGGAAACTACCTGACAAGGCTATTGACTTAATTGATATGGCATGCGCCAAGGCCAAGATTAAAGCAGGCAAATTTCTAATTACTAAATCACATATTTTAGACATAGTAAGCAAGCAAACTAAAATACCATTACAGCAATTAATGGGAGAACGTGATCAAGTATCTGTAACGCTAGAGGATACTATTAAAGAGAAGTTATATGGGCAAGACCATGCTGTTGATACGGTATTGGCAAAAATATTTGTGGCCAAAGCTGGCCTTAAATCGCTTAATAAGCCCATTGGTAATTTCTTATTCACAGGCCCAACTGGTGTTGGTAAAACAGAACTCGCTAAATTGTTGAGTCAACAGTTAAGCATGAAGTTGTTGCGATTTGACATGAGTGAATACCAGGAACGGCACAGTGTTGCTAAACTAATTGGTGCTCCACCTGGCTACGTGGGCTATGAAGATGGTAGTATGGCTGGTGGCTTGCTTATTAGTGAAGTGGAAAAACATCCTCACTCAATTATATTGTTTGATGAAATTGAAAAAGCGCATCCAGATGTTTATAACGTATTGTTGCAGGTAATGGATGATGGCGTGGCTACTGGTAGTAACGGAAAGAAAGCTGACTGCCGTAACACTATTGTTATTATGACCAGTAACCTGGGTGCCGAGGCCAACGAACGTAGCAATATGGGATTTACAACAGTATTAGATCGTACAGATGCTGATGATAAAGAAGTTAAGGATTTCTTTAAACCTGAATTTAGAAATAGATTGGATGCAATTGTTAAATTTAAGTCATTGGATACTCTCAGTATTAAGAAAGTAGTTAACAAGTTTATGCAAGAGTTAAATGAACTACTTAGTAGCAAGCAACTTAAAGTTCGTTGCAGTGAGAGTTGTATCGATGCATTGATAACAAAGGGATACGATAAAAAGATGGGCGCAAGGCCGTTGGCCAGGGTCATTGACAACGAAATTAAGACACCACTAAGCAGAAAGTTGTTATTTGAGGTAGTTAAACCCAATAGTATAATCACTATTGATTATATTGACTCTAAGTTTGCATTTGAAATAGAGTCCAGTAAAGTAAAGGTGCTTGATGCTCAATAACAATATATGGAGTACAGTTAATCCAACAGCAACTATTGTTCCAGTTAGTAAAAAGTTTTATGGCCAGTATTACTACAAGATTACTATCAAATCGCCAGAAGTACAGGACATAGTGAATGGGTGTCGCAAAGGACAATCTAGCGATATTGTACTTGCTGAAGCTAAAAAGAGGCGGCATTGGCGCGGTGCCTATAACAATACGCATCCTCCGCTCACTTGGGAGAATGAACAATTATTAACTGACTTGACCACCTACCTAACAGCACAATCACCACCAGTCAAAATGCGGGTAGAGCGCGACAATTTAGATTGCTATTTTGTTACGGAACAAGATGCAGAACAATTTACAAAATCAGTATCACCATTAGTGCGGCGAAAGATTGCCACTATATATGTGCCTGATAGCGAGCAAAGTTTACGGATTTTAGCCAAAGACTTAATTATACTCAAGCGAGAAACCCCTTATCGGTTTTTGGTTACTATACGAGAAGGCAGATATCAAATAGCAGATACCAAACGGTTATTAACATATCTTAAGAATGTAGATGCTAAACTATCAGTTGGGCTTGCAGAAAAACTTAACGGTACCTTTGCAGATCGAGTCAAATCTACCAGGCTGGCATGGCAATCGTTATCAAACATTGTTACTGATACTTACTACTTTAATGGTATTAGATTTTACCTAAGAGAAGAAGCAGAAGTCAGTTGGTTGCATTTGACTTGGCCAGGTAAGATAGGAAAAATTCAACAGGTAGTTTATGCAAGTAAATACACCGAGGAGTAATTTATATGGCTAAAATCCAGGAAGAAGTAATAACATTGAAGTTTAGTAAGTTAATTAAAAGCACTGACGAAATGGGTGCTGATCTACTTGCATCTGCAGACACAATTGCTGCCTTGGTGCAAGTTGCACAAGAATTAGTTGGATCAGATGTAATTGTTGAATTAGCTGAGTAATATGTCTGAACCAAAAAAATCGCATGTCTATTTTGCGTTGCCGTGCTATGGTGGATTAATGTACGAAGCTTGTTTTATGAGTTTGCTTCGGTTTACAGTAATGTCCAAAGCGGTTAATATTGAGTGGACGGTGGATACTATGGTGAATGAAAGTTTGATTCCGCGTGGCAGAAATAACTTAGTCGCCAAGTTCTTAACTAATACAGATGCTACTCATTTGATGTTTGTTGATGCAGATATCAGATGGAATCCTGAATATTTAATCAGAATGTTACAAGCTGACAAAGATATTGTGTGTGGACTATATCCAATGAAGTCCATCCCACCGCGATTCGTAATTAACGCATTAAAAGATGGTGAAAAACAAGGCCACTTAGAAGAAGTAGAAACTGCTGGCACTGGGTTTATGCTTATCAAACGTAGTTGTTTAGAAGAAATGGTTGCAGCCTACCCAGAAACCAAATACAATGACAACATCGGGATTGGTAAAAGGTACGAACCAAACATGTATGCATTATTTGATACCATGATTGACGAAAAGCAGAATTATTTAAGTGAAGATTGGGCGTTTTGCCATCGTTGGCGAGCATTGGGCAAGAAAGTTTGGGTCGACAAAAGTGTTATACTTGACCATCAAGGAACTTATTTGTTCCTTGGTCAAGATGCATTGGAAAACTTAAAAAATGAACAGGTGAGGAGTAGTATATGACCGACAATATAGCACGTGAAAACTTAAATGTAGAAATACATTTCAAACCCACTATTTTAGCTATTAATAACAGAACAAAACTTCCCCAGTATAGTGTGCATTTCAACAACAATCTCGCGGTACTTACATTTGCTGAACCAACAGATGAAATACATATAGCATCGTTCTCTATCGTTACTATAGTTAACGGTGACAACGTTATTGATGTGCGGTTGTTAAACAAAGGGCCAAGAGATACACAGCTTGATGCCGATGGAAATATCGTTGGGGATTTGTCGCTAGAAATAGTTAAAATAATGATCGACGATATTGATTTGGGTGTCACCCTTATTAAACAGCACTGCATATACGACTTAGCTCAAGAAGTTAATTTTGGCGGTGAGAAAACCAAACAATTAAAAGAACACGTAAATCTTAGTTGGAATGGTTCATGGAAACTTACATTTAAATCCCCCTTCTATCTATGGCTGCTTGAATCCCTTTAAGCTAAATAAAGCAATAGGGGATATTTCAGGTGAATTCTATTGCTAAACACACAAAAATTGCAACAAATATAGCAGAAGCCGGCAAGAGATTAGCCGCCGCAGGCGTGGATGTATCACGTATTACAAAAGATGCTTTTCTTACAGCAAAAGCCAAGATAAATCCCATCCTTAAAAAAGCCGGCATTAGTGCTGGTTGGACATCAGGGGGTGCAGGCAGTTTTGATCCAGAACATCCGTATTCTGGAACACTAAGACAAGATTCTGGCGACGTGGATATTATGATTGATCCGCAAGAGTTAGTTAAAAAATTCCCAGCAGATATAGCACAGTGGAATGCCGCATCAGCCAAACCACTAGGCCCCAAAGCAATAGACAACGCCATGGCAGATCCAGCCAAAAAAGCTGGGTTACAAATGAAAGCCAGCAAGGCAGCATTGGCTGCTTTTATGACGCAAAATGGCTTACCTACGGATCCTGGCACATTGACATTGGAATATACTGCTGGTGGCAAACACTACTCGGTAGATTTAATCGTACGGCCACGGTCAGCTTGGATGCTACATACACACGATTTTAGTTTGGATCAAAATATGCGTGGTGGAGATTTGTGGAACGACCTATATGCGGCACTGACCAAAGTAAGTAGTCCACGACAATTTACTGATCCCAAAACTGGTGAGGTCAAGGGTAGTTTACAATTTAGTCCTGACAATGGACTAGTAGATAGAACAACTGGAAAGGTTGTGGCTATTGATAAAGATCAAATAGCAAAAATATTAATTGGGCCAGAAGCCAAAGCTCGTGATATATCTAGTTTAACCGGTATCAAAAATGCCTTGCAAAAATATCCTAAAAAATGGGATGCAGTAAAACAGTTTTATCCAGTCCCAGTTCAAGAAGGAACATCAGACTGGTTTAGAAGTATATTGGACAAAGTAAAATGAGATTATTTGAGATTTTTAACCAGTCGGATAAATTCCCACTACATGCCGCCCCCAAGGTACTAACTGAAGGTATTACTCACGTTGAAGATTTGATTATTGACGATGGTGCCGCTGGTGCTGAACGTGCAGTTGCCGAGTTAAAAGGTCTGGGTAAAAATACCGATACAGTAACCGTTAAATGGGATGGATTTCCAGCAGTGGTGTTTGGTCGCGATGCCGCAGGACAAATAGTATTTGTAGACAAACATATGTACGACAAAGTCTCCAAGGGCAAGATGGAGTTTATGAGCATTGCTGCCTATGACGAGCAACGTGGATCTAATCGCAATGATCTATGGGACAAAGAAGGTATCATGCGCCCACTGCTAGAAAAAATAGTACCCATGGTCAAGGATCAGTATTGGATGGGTGACTTAATGTGGGCATATACTCCCGCTACCAAAGATGGATTCTATGTCTTTAAACCCAATACCGTAGAATACAAAGTTAAAATTGATAGTCCACTTGGTGACAAAATTACCAAGAGTGCTGGTGGTATAGCAGTACATACCTTTATCAACGGGTTAGGTCAGGGCGATGTTCCGCTGGTGGGATTACGGGGGCTTAAAGAAAAAGCTGGTATCACTTTCCTAGTTGGAGAAATGACCGAGAAGCCCAAAGTTGCTGTTGATAAACGAGTGTTGGGTGAAGCTGAAACAGTAATTAGACAGCATAAAAAAGCAGTAACTAAATTTATGGCAGATGTAACTGCTATGAAGGGCAAGAGCATTATAACAGCAATGAGCCCGTTTATTACACGTATGTTGGAAGAGAATGATGTAAGTGCGGATATTGTACCACGATTTTTAAATTTCCTACGTGAACGATTCGCTGATAATAAAGTAGTAACAGCAAAGTTTTTGGGTGCAAACAATGATGGTTGGTTATATCAAGAAGATGGTGGTGCTCCAGGATTATTGGGATTGTGGAGTATGTGGGCCGCGGTAACAGATTTAAAACTACATATTAAACAACAGATAGACTCACAACAACAAAATAGTGAAATTATTGCCACAACAGATGGTGCAACTGCACATGAAGGATATGTATTTGGTGCTGGTCGAGATAAACTAAAACTAATTGACCGACTGGGATTTAGTAAAGCAAACTTTGCTAAACATCGTGTGTCTGACGACGAGGTAGCAGCCAAGCAGAAGATGCCATTGGCTGCATTTTGTTTTGGACGTATGAATCCACCCACACTAGGTCATAATTTAGTTATGGCCAAAACAGTAGCAACAGGTGGAAAGAACAGTTATATATTCTTAAGTAACAGTAACAAAGCACCAGATGATCCATTAGATCCAGCAACCAAAGCAGCCTTTATCAAAGCAATATATCCCAAGTATGCGGCCCGTATCGTGTCTGATCCAGTGCAAGGTCCTATCTATGCCGCAAATTGGTTGTATGATAAAGGCTTCCGTAACATAGCTTTTATTGGTGGCAGTGACCGTTTGGGTAATAGTGCTGGCAGTATTGAAAAGTTATTAACTGGATGGAATAGTGGATCAGTTCGCACCACAGACAATGCTCGTGGTCCTACTGGACGAGAACACGTTCATCTAACATTCGTTAGTAGTGGTGACCGTGATCCTGATGCAGGTGGGTTAGCTGGTATCAGTGGATCACTAGCACGTAAATTAGCCACTGCTGGAGATGAGGCTGGATTTCAGAAAGCCACAGGAGTAGGACCAAATATCAAAGTGGGTGGCAAAACATTATATCAAGCCACACGTGATGGCATGGGTATTGCTGATGAGCCGGCAGCACCAGCATTACCAGTCAAACCAGTCAAACCTGTAGCTAAAAAATAATATGGAAGACAAGTTAACAGTTAATGTACATTGTGCCGATTCTGCATTAACACCAATATATCGTTTGTATGTCAATTCTGACTTAATCGCAGAACGAACTTTTATCTGGGATCATACTAAAACATATATTACTGAGAACTTGTTGTTAAATTTACCAGCAGGAAAACATAAAGTTTGGATCAGTGCAGACAGACAAGAGATGTTTCAGTTGCGTGATGCAACATTGAACCAAATACCGATTACACTAGATTCCATCGGTAATTTCACTAAATAAAGATAAAGGATACTCCAATGAAGTTTACCGATTTTCATAACTCAGAACTAGCAGAAGCATCTAAAACTAGAAATCCAACTAGAGATTTTTTAAGAAACAATCCTGTTAGCCCAGATGAGATGGCAAAGCCAGTTAAACAAATGTCAGTCCCAGAGTTGGCCACAATCAGTGACGAAGCATTGGATAATGCATATCATTATGGTCGTAGTACACCCGGAAATACATTTGGATGGCAAGCTAACCTAAAATCTGCCGCGTTTGCTAAACAAATGATTGATAAAGGTGTTACAGATATAGAACAAATTAGCGACGCCATACACAAAGGTTGGAATGTCACTGCTCGAGCATTTGTACAAAATCCTGATCAATTTGACGATACAGAAAAACTAAAAGCCGCTGGCAAATTAGAAGCAAAACTACAACAACGAGCCAAGTTGATGAACATTGAGTATGCACAGTTACCTGATGATGAACAGGAAAAGGATCGTGTAGTTGCTCGTGCATTGTTACAAGCAATCAAAGGTCAGCCGGGTATGGCGGAAGAAGTAGAACAGATGTTCCACGTCACAGCTGAGCATCATGGTTCCAACAAAGATGTCCCATTATACACAAAGACATACTCAGTTCGCGCTAATAGCGAGCAAGAGGCAATTGATACTATCCGCAAAATTTTTGGCGGCAGAAATCATCGTATTACGCAAGGTGTGGCGGAAGGCTTTGACGATCTTAGAACATCAGCAAAAGAATTGGCAAGACAAAAAGCTGAAAGAGAAACATACAAAAAAGATCAAGAATCGAAAGAAAAAGTAGCAGCCAAAAATCTAAAGAACTATCAGTCAGGGAATGTTCGTGCTAACTATGTTAAAGAGCAAGGTGTGGCGGAAGGCGGATTTGATAATGCAAGTCCAATGACCAAAGATACAGTAAAAGCAGATCGTATCCGTAGTCTTAAGAATCTTATTGCTATTGCTAAAGAACAAGAACGACAACTTCGAGTTCAAGAACTTGAGTTAGAATTAAAAAAGTTACAAGGTGTGGCGGAAACCCGCATTGAGACTATTCATGGTAGTGCATACACTATTGATCCTAACAAATACTATGTTTGGGCTTGGGATAATGCGGTGGTATTGTATGGTGAATATACTGATGAAAACGATGCTGAATTAAATTTATCTAAAATAGAACGACGGGCTACTAAGCGATTAGGTCCTGCCGTTAAGGGTAGATTTGAAGTTGCTAGTGGTAAGATGCTATTAAGGCAGTACGGTAATGAGCAGGATGTGGCGGAAACCAAAGCTGATCCACTTGGTGCTTGGATAGCACATAAAAACGGTACAGAGGCAAGAAAATTCAAAACACGTGAAGGTGCTAAAAAATATGTAGCATCACATGCGGGATTTACTGTTAGTTCGTCAGAAGCATTTCACGATACCTATCGTAAGAAAAAAGTACAAGAAGTAAAGAAATTTCGTACAACTTATGGCTGGGCAGGTGGTAGTAAAGAACCACGCTCGGCTCATGCCAAACAAGTTGCAACCAAGCGTAAAGAATATGAAAAAGGTTTGGGCAAATTTGAACCCACGGATAACATGGTTGGCACTGCCAAGATAGTTAGAGATATCGCAATGAGCGACGCATCGCCTGAACATAAAAAAACCGCGATTGATGCATTGAATAAGAAAGGTGTGGCGGAGGAATACAATCCCGAATATGATGACGAAGCAGGAATGGCAGACAACAATCTTAGCACACTGCGCCGTGCCGTGGACGGATTAGATGACTTGATTGACACTGGTGATAATTTGCCTGAATGGTGTCAAGAAAAGATTGCTGTGGCTAAATCTATGCTAGTTAATGTTTGGGACTATATGGAATCCGAAGAGCAAGGTGTAACAGAAGGTGAAAAATGGATACAAAAGGCAGTGAATCCCAAGACCAAAGGCAATCTACACAAGGCATTACATGTACCACAAGATGAAACAATTCCCAAATCCAGAATAGCCCAAGCTATACATAGCGCAGATCCACATCTACGCCATATGGCACAATTTGCTAAAAATGTAGCTAAAGAAGATGCTGGTGGCATGGGTACAGGTAGTGTAGCAACAAGTATGGGTGCTGGCAACGGATTTGCCAATGGCGGTCCGGGTACTATAACACGTAGAAGAAAATAAAATGAAATCATTTAGAAAACACCTGTCAGAAGTTGCCGCAGTTAAACCCAGAAAAGCACCAAAGAAGTTTCCGGGATATTGGGCTGGAAAAGACTCAGCTAAAGCGTCACGTAGTAAAATGGTTGGTGGTGAGAGTGTAACCTCTGCACCATCCGGACAGGATTATCTAAAAGAGTTTGAAAACTTCCAGGAGCCTGATGTGGTAAAGGGCTTATTAAATGAATTGTCAGGTTATAAAGCTAATAATCAATATAAAAATTTAAGTTCACACAAAAGATATGATGTTTATGTAAGCAAACAGAAGTTTAAAAATTTATATTTTATTGCGGTTGCTGAAAATCCAAGAACATTGCAAGCAACATTTAAAGCCAAAGGTCAGAATCCAGAAGAAGCAGTTAATAATTTAAAATTAGAAATTGATAAAGAAATTGATGTAGCTACTAAAGTTAGCGGATACGCTACATTGGATTTTAATGTTGAGTTTGCAAAGGATATATTAGAACTAAGCACAGATACTTTCTATGCCAAAATTAACCCAGGCCCACAGTTAGTGTTGGCGGGTGCTGAGATAATGGAATATCCTGAAATAATGCGAGACGAGGGGTTTAAACCTAGTACTATTAGAACTTATAAAGGTGGTGAAGGTACTACTCTACTTCCAGGTGTTCCGTTAAGTTCCAAAGCGGCAATGACTGCAAATCTTATTGCCAATGGCAGATATGTTTTGGGAGATGAAACAATAGATAAAGATGGCAATAGAGTATTTAATTTAACTTTTGATAGTGTGGTGCAAGCATCGAACGATAAAATGCGAATGAGAGCGCCAGCGGTTACTATAGGTACTAATAGATCTCAAGGTGTGACAGAAGCGCCGATTGAAATGGATCCAGCAGAACCGATGAACCCCATGATCCACAATCATCAAGGTGCCAATCCTGCTAAACTACAATACCGTATGGCCAGAGCCGCCGCACAATTTAAAGAGTTAGCAAAACGAGCTGAAAATGGTAGTGCCATTGGTTGGGAAAGTATTGCTCGCCAATTTGGTGAACTAGCAATGAATGTTGACCAAATTAAACATGGATTAGATGAACTTGCCGCTATACGTAAAAAAGGTGGAAGAGGTTCCAGAGGGATTGATCCCAACATTGGTGAAGCGGCTCCAGGAGTCCCTGGTGCTCCAGTACCAGGTGCGGTGCCAGACCCAATCGAAGTTAAAAAGGCACAAATTCAGAAAACCCAAAGTGGCAAATTGGCTTCTGTCGTTGGCGCTAATCCGGCTGCGTTGGGCAAAGCATTGACTGCGGCTAGTAACGGAATATCTACTCCAGCAACAGCACAAGCATTTTTACCAACACTAGATGACATTGCCAAGTTACTCCAAGATCCAACATTGGGACCACAGTTAATTGCTTTATTAGCCAAAGCTAAACAAATTAAATAAGGAAGTTTTGGTATGAGAGCAAAAGAATTTATATATTTACTTGAAGATCGAGCGGAGTTCATCGCAACACAGATGAAGTCCAAGATCGAAGCGGCGGCTCAACAGGATCTGGGTCAACCAATGGATTCGGTTGCCATTGTTGATCAGTTAAAGCAAGCAGATCCAGACCCACAAGGTAAGAATCTACAATTCATCGCCAACATGTATGTGCGTCAGCAATTCAAACTCGATGATTTGGCTCGCTTGCGCGATTCTATTGCTAAGTTTATTAAGATACGAAATACGTTGCAGATTAAAGATTTAAACCAGATTAAAGATTTAAATCAGCTATATGATATAATCGATACCGAGGAACAACAACCAGCCGCGCCAAGTGCTAAACAGCAAACTCGTGATGTTAAAGCCAACGCAGATCGAATCATTGATACTCCCAACTTCAAAGTCATCGTCCCTAGAACAGAAGAAGCATCGTGTCTGTATGGTGCTGGTACAAAATGGTGTACTGCGGGTAAAGAGAATAATCAATTTCAAAACTATGCATCCAAAGGTGACTTGTATATTATCATGGCTAATTTGGGCGGTAAGGCTCGCAAATTCCAGCTTCATATGGAAGACAAATCGTTTATGAACGAACGCGATCTGGAAATTGGTAAACAGGATATTGCGGCATTAAGTAAGATTCCAGAATATACACAGTTTTTGAATTTCTTAATTAAAAAATATTACGGGAAATACCTAGATGCTTAATCTATACCGATTCCATGCCCAACCACAGCAGTTAATGGGGTATGCTGATGCCTCTGCGAAAATACCATCGATTGCTTGGGATATGGCTAAAACTAAAGCACAGAAACAAGAACTAGAACATCTATGGGCGAAAGATACTGAATATGCCTACCTGTATGCCCAGGATGTAATTGGTAAACCCTGGCCACCAGGTGAGGCTGCAATTGCCAATGATCCTTACTATGCCTACCGGTATGCCCAGGATGTAATTGGTAAACCCTGGCCACCAGGTGAGGCTGCAATTGCCAATGATCCTGTATCGGCCTACCTGTATGCCCGCTTTGTAATTAAAAAACCCTGGCCACCTGGCGAAGCCGCAATTGCCAAAGATCCTAAATGGGCCTACCAGTATGCCGAAGATATAATTGGTAAACGCTGGCCGCCAGGTGAGGCTGCAATTGCCACAGACCCTGAATATGCCAAGGCATATCAGAAAGAATTTAAGGTAAAACTCCTTGCCAGATGATTGTCCAAGTAATCTAGTCCAGCTGGACGATCAGTTAAATACTTCTATGAATGAATATGATCCATTACAGGAACTCAAAGTCCTAGCTGGAATAACTAATAAACCAAATTGGCAACTATACAGCATGGGTAGCAATGTCAGCATCACTGGACAAGAAAAAGCCGACCTACAACGTAAACACGATATAAGACCAGGTACTCCAGAATGGTTTAAACTTTGGTTTGCCAAACCATACCTGACCGGCGAGAAACCCATATAATGTCATCACAAGACGGCTCGTTAATAAAACGACCAAATCGGCAAGAGAACTATACCGAACAACAAATGCGCGAGTTTGCCCAGTGTGCTGACCCAGTAACTGGCCCACTTTATTTCTTAACTCACTTCTTCTATATACAACATCCCATGCAAGGCAAGATGTTGTATCAGCCTTACGGATTCCAAGTCAGACTAATTGCAACTTATCACAACTATCGATTTAACATTAATATGTTACCTCGGCAAATGGGCAAAACAGCAACAGCCGCTGGATACTTGTTATGGTATGCCATGTTTGTACCTGACGCAACTATATTAGTGGCGGCACACAAGTATAGTGGCGCACAGGAAATTATGCAACGTGTACGTTATGCATACGAAGATTGTCCAGATCATATACGTGCTGGTGTTACCAGTTACAACAAAGGTAGTATAGAGTTTGAAAATGGTAGCCGTATAGTTAGTCAAGCAACCACAGAAAATACTGGTCGTGGTATGTCCATAACATTGCTGTATTGCGATGAGTTTAGTTTTGTGCGACCAACTATCGCCCGTGAGTTTTGGACCAGTATTAGCCCCACATTGGCAACTGGTGGTAAAGCCATTATAACCAGTACTCCAAACAGTGACGAAGATCAATTTGCACAACTTTGGCAAGGTGCCAATCAGTGCCTGGATGAGTTCGGTAATGAAACTGATGTTGGACGAAACGGATTTAAATCATTCAGAGCATACTGGAATGAACATCCAGATCGTGACGAAAACTGGGCAAGTGAGCAACGAGGACAATTGGGTGAAGAACGTTTCCGTCGTGAAATGGATTGTGAATTTATTCGCGATGATGAAACACTGATCGATCCACTAAAACTAGCACGTATGGAAGGTGTTAGTCCTATTAACAAGCAAGGACAGGTACGCTGGTATAAGGAGATAGATCCCAAATCCACTTATATAGTGGCATTAGATCCCAGCATTGGTACTGGTGGTGATCCTGCCGCAATAGAAGTATTTGAATTACCCAGTTGTGAACAAGTAGCAGAATGGTGTCATAATAAAACACCAGTAGAACAGCAAATTAAAATTTTGGCAGAGATTGTAACTCTTATTGCAGAAACAGTTAAAACCAACGAGCAAATATATTACAGTTTAGAAAATAACACAATTGGTGAAGCAGGATTGGTTAGTTTACGTGAGTATGGCGAGGAAAACATACCAGGCACAATGTTAAGCGAGCCGCATCGACTGGGTAATGTACGAAAACACCGCAAGGGGTTTTCAACCACACACTCAAGCAAACTAAGTGCGTGTGCTAAACTTAAGAATTTTGTAGAAACAGACAAACTAGTGATCAAAAGTAAACCACTAATATCAGAGCTTAAAAACTTCATTTCCAGTGGCACTACATACAAAGCACTAACTGGGCAAACAGATGATTTAGTAATGGCCACTGTATTAGCAGTTAGAATGATAGCATTTTTACAGAGTTATGACGCTAATCTGGATGATAAAATGCGTAATGGCAGCGACGAACCCATACGTATGCCAATGCCCTTTATAATAATGTAATTGGTATAAATACTTGATATGAAACCTATAGAACAAATCAGTACAGACCTTTTTGAAAAGCTCAGAGCTCGTTCTGAAGATATCAATATGGGCGATGAAGAAGCTAACGATACAGTAGACCCTGCAGAAGCCAGGTTTTTTAACTTTGACTATAAACAACGCAAAGAAAGTTTTGGTAACATTACTATTACTGTTGCTGACAAGAAGGGGTTGAAAGTATTTTATAGTAAAAATATATCAAATAATCCAGCCCTTGATTCCAAGGATTGGTATGCATTTTTAAAAGGATTAAGGAATTTTGCTATGAGAAACTTACTAACTTTTGACGCTAGAGACATTGGCAAATCCAGTCTGGCATTGCGCGATATTAAGACATTTGCTAAAACGTATTCCAAAGATTCCACAGTTAAAGATATTGCTGAAAGCAAGCTATACGGGTCAACTAAAAGCAGTTATCAGAAAATGGGTCCGGTTAAACTAATTGTCAAACACAGCGCACAAGTTGATGAGAACATCCATGGTGCTCGTAGCAGAAATATTGAAAAGATTTTCATTGAAAACAATGAAGGTGAACGTTTTAAATTAGAAAGTAATAACCTATTAGCTGGCAGAGTTATTGCTCGCCATGTCAGTAATGGTGGTGCTCACAATGATGCATTTTCCAAACATGTAAATGAATCCATTAACGAATTAAAAGATTTGCGTTACTTTGTGATGTCCAGCAAACGTAGACAATTTGAAGATGCTACTACGACACAGATGGTGGAATCAGCAGTAGAGTATTACAACACATTACGTGAAACACTACATCGTCTCAAAGGACAACGTGGCTATACCAAATATATGGAAAGTTTTGAAGAAAGCTCATCTGCCGAACAGTTAGATGAGATGACTGAAGATCTCAAAGAACGCTTTATTCAAAAGTATTTTGATCAAAGAATGGAACAAGCGATCCCACACATTGCCAAAGCATATGCTGCCACAATCCGTGAAGCCGCACAAGTAGCCAACCAGATTGCACAATTTGAAACCGGTACCGCCAGATTTGGATTAAATGAATCTGATCGTGATATGTTGGGATTGTTGGAGTTTACTGACAAGAATGCATTTATGATCAAGATGTTGGAAAACATCAGTACTAAATTATCTGAATCTGATAAAGTGATAGCCAAGTTTGCCCGTCATGTTATGGAAAACTGGGACACTGCCAATAAAACAAATCGCGAGATGGCCGGCAAATTAGTTCGTAGTTATGTTAAAGAAATCAAAGACATCGTAAAAAAAAATCATAGCATAGTTGAACAAGGTGTGGCTGAATCGCAATTAGACGAAGGTACCTGGGAGTTACCACTCAGTGAAAAACAAGTAGACAAATTTATTAAATTAATGGCTTCACCATTGGAACTAGGTCCAGATTCTGACAATGCTACCAATGCATTGGGTGACTTATTTGGTGATGATGAGTTATTTGATGCGCTGGCATCCAAAGCAGATACACAACCAGACTTTGATGCAAGACCATTAATTATAAACAGACTGTTGCAACTTGCCGCCAAACCACAAAGTATGAAAGCAGACGATGATGAATTGGCAAATATGGCCAATTTATTGAACCAACTTAAAACTTCTGATGCTGGAAAAACTTATGTTAGTAAAATTGATCTAATATTGAAAAAATATCCTCAAATTAAATCACCAGAACCTGCTACTCCGGCACCAATAGCACCACCTGCTCCAGTAACACCGCCTGCTCCAGTAGCACCACCTGCGGCTTAAACTGATAAAAAAGTTTGAATTTCTCTTGACTTGCTAAATAGATGTAGCATATACTACAGGGGTAGTATGTGCAATAGGCATGTATTACAGGCAACGCAACATAGGCAAATTTATAGGCAAAGGAGAAATTACTATGGCAACATCATTAGCAGAAATCAGAGCAAGGCTGCAACAGCAAGACACAAAAACTCAGGGCACAGGCGATAAAGGAATTTACGCTCACTGGAATATCCCAGAAGGTGCTACCACAACAATCCGTTTCCTCCCAGACAGTGACCCTAAGAATTCTTTCTTTTGGGTAGAACGTGCAATGATTAAATTGCCGTTTGCTGGTATCAAGGGACAACCAGAAAGCAAGCCTACTTGGATTCAAGTACCTTGTATGGAAATGTGGAATGAAACTTGTCCGATCCTTACAGAAGTACGTCCATGGTTCAAGGATGAAAGTTTGAAAGAAATGGGTCGCAAATATTGGAAGAAACGTAGTTATGTTTTCCAAGGTTTTGTTCGTAAAGATCCGTTGGGAGAAGAAACTCCAGAAAATCCTATCCGTAGATTCATTATTAGCCCAAGCATTTTTGGTTTGGTTAAAAGTGCATTGATGGATGCAGAGATGGAAGAAATGCCTACAGATTATGAACGTGGTCTGGACTTCCAAGTTACTAAAACTACCAAAGGTGGTTATGCCGATTACAGCACCAGCAAATGGAGCCGTAAAGAAAGCGCACTGACCGAAGATGAATTGGCCGCTATTGAAAAATATGGCTTGTTTGATCTCAACAGTTTCTTACCCAAGAAGCCCGGTGATGTTGAACTCAAGGTCATCAAAGAAATGTTTGAAGCCAGTGTAGATGGTCAACCATATGACATGGAACGTTGGGGGCAGTATTACAAACCTGCTGGTACATCTGGTGGCAACAACGCATCAGCAACACCAGCCGCATCAAACGTAGTGGTTGATGATGCTGAACCCGAAGCACAAGTAAAGGCTACACCACCATTTACTCCTAATGTATCAGTTGCGACACCAAGCGAGGCACCAAAGCCAAGTGGACAAAAAGCTGAAGATATTTTAGCTATGATCCGCAGTCGGCAGAAGAAGCAATAAAGGGAAAGACAACCACCTTGACCGGTGGTTGTCTTCTTTATGAAACTTGTTTGGAACTCGTCTGGCAGACGACGCACACTATTACATTAAAGGAATAAACTATGGGACGACCATTTGATGTTTCAAAATTTAGAAAAAGTATTACGTAATGCTACGTATGACTTGGTCCAAATCTGGTGATGCACTTGATATAAATTCGGTAAGTGATGAGTTCTCAGAATTTTTTGTAGATATTTTTAATGATCCGGAAAATAGCTGGTCGTCGAGTAACATATCGTCAGATATCAGGCCAGTCGATACCGTGGCAATCTCGGAGGAATTATATTTTAACATATCGCAAGTTAACAAATGTTGTAAAAAATGTAATTTACTGGTGAAACTGACTGAGGCATTTGACCATACTGATCAATCGCATTTAAATCAATTGCATAGTGAATGGGTGTCAGCGATTCGACGGTATCCTAAACTTGATCTTTTGCTTGATAAAATTGACCCGTTGACGGGAAAGCGGTTTCATGATATTAACACAATGGTACATTTATTAGAAAAAGGATTTACATATTCTATTCGCACTCCTAGATTTTGTCAACACGAGAATATATTTAAAGATTTGGATCAGCCATGGGGTGAATTTCATATCAGCCTAGTTTATGCAGATTTTGGCAGATGTGCTTTTGAAAAGTTTCTTACTAACAGTAGCACCGTTACTGACGCTGAATTAGTAAACTGGAATACCATCGTGTCGCATGTCAGGATTCAATTAAGCCGTCCTTATGTATCAACGCCGCCGGCGGAATATGTGGATTTATGCAAGTATCACGGCTTAGTACCACATGGTCAGTTTTGGCCTTTGGGGAATTTATGTAATTGGCAGGACACGTTAACGGAAGCTCGGAAGATAATGGAGCGTAACGTTAGGTTATCCGGCAACCATGCAGTTTTTGAAATTAAAAAATAATTATTGAGAAAAGGAAAATAAACTATGGGCAGACCATTTGACGTAAGTAAATTTAGAAAAAGTATTACCAAGAGTATCGACGGAATCAGTTTTGGTTTTAACGACCCTACGGATTGGATCAGTACCAGCAACTATACATTGAACTATCTTATCAGCGGAGATTTCCATAAAGGAATCCCACTGGGCAAGGTTACTGTATTTGCTGGTGAATCAGGTGCGGGTAAAAGTTTTATCTGTTCAGGTAACCTAGTAGCTAACGCACAGAAACAAGATATCTTTGTTATTCTAATAGATAGCGAAAACGCATTGGATGAAAAATGGCTACATGCACTGGGTGTAGATACTAGCGAAGATAAATTACTCAAACTCAATATGGCTATGATTGATGATGTGGGTAAGATGATCAGTGAATTTGTTAAAGAATACAAAACATTACCAGAAATAGAACGTCCCAAGGTCTTGTTTGTGGTTGACTCGCTGGGTATGTTGCTAACTCCCACGGACGTTAACCAGTTTGAAGCAGGCGATATGAAAGGTGACATGGGTCGTAAGCCCAAAGCACTGGCCGCACTAGTTCGTAATTGTGTTAACATGTTTGGTAGTTTAAACATTGGGCTAGTTGCAACCAACCATACGTATGCCAGCCAAGATATGTTTGATCCTGATGACAAGATCAGCGGTGGACAAGGGTTTATCTATGCCAGCTCAATTGTAGTGGCAATGCGTAAACTCAAGCTCAAAGAAGATGAAGATGGTAACAAAACTTCAGATGTTAGTGGTATACGTGCAAGTTGTAAGATTATGAAAACACGCTACAGCAAGCCTTTTGAAACGGTACAGATTAAGATTCCATACGAACAGGGCATGAACCCTTATTCTGGATTAGTTGATATGTTCGAGCACAAAGGTTTATTATCCAAGGAAGGAAATAGTCTTAAATATACACTGACAGATGGCACAGTGATCAAGCAATTCCGCAAGGCTTGGGAACGAAATGAAGACGAATCACTGGATAAGGTCATGGCAGACTTTACTGCTAATCCGCATCATGCTACTGTACAACCTGATAAGGAAACCGCAGAATGAGTATAGATGTAGAAGTATTAAGCGAGACATACGCAATCTTAATTCAACACGTACCACAAAAAGATCGTCAAGAAGCTGCCGATAGTTTAATTAGTGTATTGGTAGATATGCTGGGTGATTCAGAATTACAAGAATTTGGTGGGAGTGATCCAGCACTTAAACGATCGTTACGGGAATATGCTCCTGAGGACGAGGATGCAGACGACGAAGAAGACGAATAATATACAGTCTCCCACCAACTTTTACTGTAGTCAGAAATTTTGGTGGTTGACTGTTGATATTAGTAAAATTCAAACTCTAAGTTGTTGTGCGGCAACTCCAGCTAAAATTAATTTATCATGGTTGCGTGAGAATCCAGGCAAACTATTTAATACACCAGAACTGCAACATGAGCGTAAGTTAATGTTGTCAGATGTCAAAGTGGATAGTTGCTCAGCTACATGCTGGAATGCCGAACAACAAGGATTGACAAGTCGTAGGCTAAGTTCAGAAAGCCAACTACGTACACACACTGACATTAATGCATCGCCTCGTATATTGCACATTATCATTGGTAATGATTGTAATATGACTTGTGTATATTGTTGCAAACAATATAGCAGTGCTTGGACGCAAGATATTCTAACTCACGGATCTTATGTGGGAGTGGATACCCAAGATGATCGATTTGATTTAAATAATACTGATCGAGTGTTGTTAAAACTTAGTCAGAAAGATATTAGCAATTCAGACAATACTCAATTACTATTTGCTGAGATCAATAGACTTGCGGCTAGTTCTAATTTGGAAGAAATAACTATAACTGGTGGAGAACCTTTTCTTTACTTGGGACTGAGAAATCTAGTAAGAGCGATCCCATCACATATTAAAGTTAATATTTGGTCAGGGCTAGGAGTTGACACTACCCGGTTTGCGAGAGAATTGTCTTTATTACCACGCCAAGTTAATGTATGTATTAGTGCAGAGAGTACAGATAAACTTTATGAATTTGTAAGATATGGAAACACCTGGGACAGATTACAGCGTAATATTGCAGTATTAACAGAGCAACAAGTAACATATTCATTTTATGCTACCATAAGCAATCTTACATTAAGCGGGCTTCCTGACTTTATTAATTGGGCTAGCGATACTCCCGTTGTATATTCACCGTGTACCGATCCGGAGTTTTTATCAATCCATGTATTGGATGATGAATCTAAAGAAAGAATACTTAACTTATTGGATAAATTTCCATCACCAGTACAAAGTATGATAACTACTGCTATGCCAAATATCCCATCTGTAAAACAAAGATTAAATTTTAAGAATTATTTAACAACATTTGCTCAACGACGTTCTTTAGAACTAACTATGTTTCCTCAATCGCTAATTAACTGGGCAACGAAGTGAACAAATACTTCCCAATAAAAACCGATACTGCATGTCAACTTAAATGGACCTGGAGTACTGTATTTCTTAATGATGGTACTACAGCATCTTGTCATCGTGTGGGTAGACATCCTATCCCAATTGATAATTTTGACAAATTTCATAACACAGAAGAGAAGATACGACAACGGGAAAGTATGTTACGTGGAGAATGGCCACAACCATTGGAGTATATGCATGATGATGAGGGATGTAGATACTGCGAAAAAATTGAAAAAAGTGGTGGACATAGCGACAGACAGCACCATTTAACAATACCAAATTTATCTCCCAAAGAATTGGAAGTAACTCCCAATGCAGTGATTGTAACTCCAAAAATACTTGAAGTTTTTATTAATAATACATGCAATTTATCCTGCACTTATTGTAATGCTAGTAATAGTTCTCAAATTGAACGTGAGAATAACAAATTTGGTAATTTTAATAAAAATGGCGTAACTATACCTATCAAAACAATTGATCGTAATTTAAATCAACAATATATTGAAAAGTTGTTTACGTGGCTTGAAAATAACTCAAATGAATTACGAAGATTACATATATTGGGTGGTGAACCTTTATATCAGAAAGAATTTTATAGATGTGTGGATTTCTTTAAAACTCATCCCAACAGAGAATTAGAATTAAATCTAGTAACCAACCTAATGCTTGCACCTGCCAAATTTCAGTTATTTTTGCAACAGGTGAAACAAATGATAATTCAACGATGTATTAAGCGATTTGACATTACTGTAAGTTTGGATTGTTGGGGAGATGAACAGGAATATGCTAGATCAGGAATTAAATTAGATACTATTGAAAAAAATATGCAAACATTGCTTGATGAAAAATGGGTATATCTTAACATTAATAGTACATTAACTCCGCTGACTATTCGTACCTTTCCTGATCTTATAAAAAAGATAAATGAATGGAGAACAGTTAGGTCAATTCATCATTATTTTCAAACAGTGTTTAACCCCTCGTATCATAATCCTGAAATTTTTGGTGGAGAAGTTTGGCGGACTGATTTTGAATTGGCATTATCTCTAATGCAACAAACTAATCCACAGGAAATTACGGCATTTAATTATCTCAATGGTATTTGGTCTCAATTACAAAGTACTTGCGAAAATACAGAAAAGATAGTACAATTGATTACACATCTAACTGAGTTAGATAGACGCAGAAATACAAACTGGCGACAAGTGTTTCCATGGCTAATCAAATATGAGGAATTATGTGGTATAACAAAGTAACCCAAGATCTTGGTGAATTACCAGAATTTATTAATTTTTACATGGCTGAGCTAGACGAAGCCAAACGTGAGATTAGTATAAATGGTGTGGTTGAACGTAACATTAGAGATCTACCTGGTGTTACTGAACGTAGATTTAATCAACTACAAGAAATTGAAGCGGTATTAAACTATATGAACATTCAACTACGTAAACTACGCAAAGGATATTTCCAAAAATATCTTGAGAATTACAATCGTGCCCTTACTGCCAGAGATGCTGAAAAATATGTTGATGGAGAAGATGAAGTCATTGACTATGAAACACTGATTAACGAAGTAGCATTACTACGTAATCGTTGGTTGGGAGTAATGAAGGCATTGGAATCTAAAAACTTTATGTTGGGTCATTTGGTTAAACTAAAAACTGCTGGTATGGAGGATTTCTCTCTGTGATATCATACGCAGACATTGAACATACACTATTGGAATGGCGACAGTGGCGCAATATTGATCATCGTATGCTTAATGATGGCAACCCTACCAAAGTAGCGGTTGGTGTTGATCTGTTTATAATAGAACAAGAGATTGAACTTGTTATTAAAGATCTTAAACTTAGTTTGATGTCCACTAATGAAGAAGTGGCTGAGCAAAACTATAAGAAATTGTGTGAATTAGTTTGTCAGTATCAACACAATGCGTATGTAAACCTGCTCAAGGGCGAACATTGATATGTCAAATATTCTTGGTATTAGTGCAGGTTTCCATGATGCGGCCGCAACAGTAATCAGTACCCGTGGTGATATATTATTTGCTGGGCATAGTGAACGCTACAGCAAACGTAAGAATGACCACAACTTCTGCCAGGGATTGCTTGATGATATTTTACCGTATGGTCCAGACATTGTTGCTTACTATGAAAGGCCATGGGCCAAACAATTACGTAGATTATATAGCGGTGAAGGTGTTGAGTGGGATAAACTCACGGTACATCAAATATTAAACAAACAACTAGGCGGATGGGTAGATCCAGAACGTGTATATTCTTTTAATCATCACTTAAGTCATGCCGCGGCCGGGTTTCAAACAAGTCCATTTGATCGTGCCACTGTAGTAGTAATAGATGCTATTGGGGAGTGGGATACTATAAGTATATGGGGTGCAACGTATGATCCAAAGGGCGTGGCAAAGTATAAAAGATTATGGAGACAGGTTTATCCGCACTCCATTGGGTTATTTTATAGTGCAATTACTGGCCGCGCAGCCTTACAACCATTAGATGAAGAATACATCTTGATGGGAATGAGTGCGTATGGGAAACCAGGACTAGCCAAGCAGTTTAAGCAAGATTTTATTCGTAATAGTTGGGATATTAGATTTAAGGAAAATTTACATATAGGCGTTGACCCGTTATATTTGCCTGATGCTTCTAACGAAGATTTAGCAAGAGGGGCACAAGATTTAGTGGAAGAATTAATTGGCAGTGTCATGGCGCGGGCAAGACAGTTTAACTGGAGCAATAACTTAGTTTATATGGGTGGTGTGGCATTAAATTGTTTAGCTAACAGAAAATTGGGAGAATATTTTGAAAACATTTGGATTATGCCTTGTCCTGGCGATGCTGGTAGTAGTCTTGGCGCCGGTGCTCTTGCCTATGGTGGTCGTCTTAACTGGGTTAATGCTTTTCTTGGCCATAATATTCCTGGCAGTTATCCTGTCAATAGCTTACTGGACGCTCTGCTCAGTGTGGGAATTGTGGGAGTAGCATCAGGCAGAGCAGAATTTGGACCAAGGGCATTGGGCAATCGTAGTTTATTGGCAGACCCACGCGGCAAAGATATTAAGGATCGAGTAAATGAGATTAAACAAAGACAGAAATTCAGACCGTTTGCACCGGTTATTTTGGAAGAGCATGTTCAAGATTATTTTGATATCCCTAGTGGGTTTTGTGACAGCCGTTATATGCAAATTGTCGGTAAGTGTAAGTATCCTGATCTTTATCCTGCTATTTGTCATGTTGACGGCACGAGCCGTATACAGACTGTTCCCCGTGATGATTCAGGAATTCGACGACTTTTGGAAAAATGGTTTGTTGTAACAGGATGTCCTATGTTACTCAACACAAGTCTTAACATCCGTGGCGAACCCATGGTAAATGACCGCAATGACGCAGATCGGTTCGAACAGCAATATAATATAAAGGTACTATCATGACACAACGTATATTAATTATGGGCTTACCTGGCGCAGGTAAAACAACATTAGCAACAGAATTAAAGAAGTTAATTGAAACAACAGGCAAAACTATAACATGGTTTAATGCCGACGAAGTTCGTAAACAGTTTAACGATTGGGACTTTAGCGAAGCAGGACGTATTCGTCAAAGTAAACGTATGTATGACTTAGCAGAGACTTGTGGAACAGACTACGCCTTATGTGACTTTGTTGCTCCGTTGGTAGAAATGCGTAATAACTTTAAAGCAGATTGGACTGTGTGGATGGATACTATCCGTGAAGGCCGTTATGCAGATACGAATGCAATGTTTGTTGAGCCCGAGTTATATGACTTCCGTATTAACGAACAAAACGCAGAGAAGTGGGCAGACTTTATTTCTGAACACATGATCGAGAATCGACGTCGGCCTGTGTTTGATTGGAAAAAAGAAACAGTACAGATGTTGGGCCGCTGGCAACCATGGCACGATGGACATCGTGCATTATTTGAGCGCCTATTGAAGCGAACCGGTCAAGTTATTATTCAAGTACGTGATGTACAAGGATGGCAAGGTAGCAATCCGTTTGAAGTAAACAAAGTTAAGAGCTTTATTAAACAAGACTTAGATCCATTGTATCAAGGATTATACGATATACAAGTGGTACCGAACATTGTACACATTGGTTGGGGTCGTGGTGTTGGGTATACAAGCGGAGAAGAAACGTTTGATGAAAAGATAACTGATATTAGTGCTACCAAAATCAGAAAAAGTCTTGGAATTAAGTAAGTTTATTCCGTAAAATCTTCCACGGAATACCTTGCTCAATTTCATCCGCAAACCATTCAGTATGAACAACAAAGTCCATCCAAGATTGGGTGGTTTTACAGACAGCTGATTCGATATCTTTAAGGTTTAGATTTGATAACTTGCCAGCCAAACTGCTACCATCGCAAAATACTGGAATGGAATGCATGGCTGCCTCTACCGCACACCCGCTATTGTGATTGACAACACACCAGACTGATTTTAAAGATTTTGTAAAGTCAGCAACATCATTTGTAACTTCTGGTGTTTGTAAAATTACATTCTTGTACTTGCGGGTCAAGTAATGTAAATCCATACCGCGATGTTTTGGATGTACACGAACAATTACCGGCTTGCGACTAAATCTCCTAACAGTATCCAATGTCTTTTCCACCCAATGCAATGCAGGTATTTGACCCTTCCACAACAAGCTCTTGTCCTGTTGGGTACATATCATTATGTTGTCACCACGCACAATTGGAGAGGTAACACCTGTAAATTTGCTTATACGAGTTAAGTCAAGTTCGTCAGGTATCGCATGTTGCCCCAACCCATTTATATTGTTAATACATACTTTAAAAGTTTCACCTCTTATTAAATTTCCGGTCTCAAGAATAATAACAGGTTTACCAGCATCGCGATAATGATTATAAACTTGTTGATTCTTAATCATTCGCCCTTGCCATAATACACTCCAGATCACTACTGCATCACAGTTCATGTCGTTAAGTTTTATGGCATCAGTCTTTCTAACCGTTTCAATAAACTTCTCCATAATTGGACGGCCAGCAAGGCTAATTTGATCTGGAAAGTAGGAAATCTGCATAGTCAATTATTTACGTCAACTAAAATCATTATAAATATCTTTATGACTTACGCCGTAGTAACTACATTCAATCAAGCTGGATACGATACTTACGCCAAGCGCATGATTGCTACCTTTTTGGAAACTTGGCCCAAAGATGTTATACTCTATGCTTATGCTGAGAATTGTTCAGTACAGGAATCAGCACCCAACCTAATAGTAAGAAACTTAGAAGAATCCAGTCAGGAATTGGCGGCCTTTAAACAACGTTGGCACAATGTTCCCAAAGCCAATGGAGATGTAACTGCTGATCCAGTTAGATCTATGCGACGTGATGCTGGTAAAGGATTTAAATGGCATGCTATCCGCTTTGCACACAAAGTATATTCAATATTTCATTGTGCCACACATTGCGATGCTGATACGTTAATATGGATGGATGCTGACACTATATGCCATAGTAATATCAGTACAGAGCAGATACAGGGGTTGATCTTATCAGATAAGGATTTGTGTTTCCTTGGTAGAAAAGGAAAATATTCTGAATGCGGATTATACTCAATGAAGTTACATACAGAACATACTAACAAATTCCTACGAGAATTTCAACGTGTATATGATGATGCTGAAAATGGTATCTTTTTGTTAGCTGAGTGGCACGACAGTTTTGTTTTTGATTCTGTCCGTAACCGTATACCAGGATTGAAACAACATGATTGGTGTGAAATGCTGATAGATCTAAGACCAAACAAAGGAAACAGTTTGGGAGAAGGACACCCATTGATTAACAGTGAGTGGGGCGAGTATTTGGATCATCTCAAAGGTAAACGGAAAGATTCAGGGCATAGTAATCTTGATGACCTAAAAGTACCACGTAAAAGCAAATACTGGAATACATTAAAATGAAACAATCTCATGGGTTTTGGTTCCCAGACTGCGATACTCACTTTGCCAAGATGTTGGATAAGAATGTAGCCAAAGGAAATCAACCAGTATACCAAGAACCAGTACGGAGAATCAGTATACAACATTGTCTGCATCGTAACTTGGCATTGGATATTGGTGCCAATGTGGGACTATG